GTAATCCTCAGCTTCAATCGCAATGTAAAGTTCAATCGCTCGTGGGGTGAGCTGCACTGGCCGAATGGCGCGCAGGGCACGTTGTTTGGTGCACATACGCCTGATGATGCTGAACGCTTGCGTGGGCCGCAGCATCACCTCGTGTGGTTCGAAGAGATGGCAGCCGCGCGACAGCTCGATGATTGTTGGACGAATATGCGGCTTGGATTGCGGCTCGGGGATAGGCCGCGTGTAATCATTTCGACTACACCCAAGCCGCGAACTCTGCTCAAGCATTTGCTCGAGGATCCGGGTACTGTCGTTACACGCGCAACTACGCAGGACAATCCGTACCTGCACGAGTCTGTGCGAAGTGAACTGTACAGGCTGTATGAAGGCACGCGCATTGGCCGACAGGAATTGGGCGCAGAGATTCTTGATGACAATCCGGATGCACTGTGGACACGTGATGAGATCGAAGATGCGAGGGTGATGCGTGCACCTGAACTTACGCGCATTGTTGTCAGCGTCGATCCAAGCGCAACGAGTGGCGGGAATGAATGCGGGATTACGGTGCAGGGGATTGGTGCTGATGGGCAGGGGTACTTGCTCGATGATGTATCGCTGCAGGGCGCGCCGCATGCGTGGGCAAGGGAAGCGGTCACGGCATATCACAAGTGGAAAGCTGATCGACTTGTTGCTGAGACGAATCAGGGTGGCGAGATGGTGCGACAGACTATCGCTTCGATTGATCCAAGCGTCAGCTATCGCGGAGTGCATGCCAGCCGTGGTAAGTTGACGCGGGCTGAGCCGATCAGTTCATTTTATCAACAGCAGAGAATCCATCACGTGGGGTGCTTTCCGGAACTTGAGGACGAGATGTGCTCATGGCAACCAGGCGGCGAATCACCTAACAGGCTCGATGCAATGGTGCATGGATTCACTGAACTGATGATTTCGAAACGCATGGTTGAGATTACGGTGGTGTGATTATGGCTATCATTGAACGCGTTAAAGCTGCATACCAGGCATTCCGCTTTCCTGCTTATCCATCCGCCACGCGCTCATTTGGCGCACAGGTGTTCTGGCCTGACTGGCCATCACAAACGAACGTCGTCTCGCTTGCTGAGCCCAACCTCACCGAGTCGTCGCTGATTATGTCGGCGGTCAATTGGGCGGGTACTGTGTTTGCTGAGCCGACCGTGCAGGTGCTTGCGCCTGATGCGCCTGATGAATGGACACCCGTTGACGATCATCCGCTGGCGATACTGTGGGAGAAACCAAATCCGTACTATTCCGGCGCAACAATGCTCAAGGCATTTGCTTATTACTGGTTTGTGAATGGGAATGTGTATCTCTTGAAGCGGCGCAATGCGAACGGTGAAGTGCGCGAACTGTGGCTCTTACATTCCGATCTCGTTTCACCACAATGGCCGGTTGATGGCAGTGAGTTCATTTCGCATTACGAGGTCAAGACTGATGGCGCACCTTATCGCATCGAGCTCGAGGACATCATCCACTTTCGCTATGGGCTTGATCCTGACAATCATCGACTGGGCCTTTCGCCAGTGCGTGCGCTTGTCGATGAGGTGCTGGCTGATGAATCTGCAATGGCGTATTCGCGCACCAGTCTTGTGAACCTTGGCATACCACCTTACGTCGTTTGTCCGAAGCCAAATGCCGATAGCGTATTCACAATTGACCAGGACAAGGTGAAGGCAGCGCTCGTGGCGTCGACTACAGGTGCAATGCGTGGCACGCCCGCAGTGTTCTCGAGCCCGATGGACATTACGCAGCTCGCATTCAATCCATCGCAGATGGCATTGACTGAAACGCATTCAGTACCCGAAGAGCGCGTATGCGCAGTGCTTGGCATTCCTGCACTGGTGCTGGGCTTTGGCTTCGAAGATCACGCTACGTATTCAAACTATCAGACCGCGCTCGAGGCTGCTTGGCAGTCGTTTGTGATACCAACGCTCAAGCTCTTTGCAACTGAGCTCACGAATCATCTGCTGCCGGAGTTTGGTGGTTATGGTAATGGGCAGTGGGTGGAGTTTGATACCAGCGAGATATGGGCGCTTCAGGCCGACGAGAAGGATGTGGCTGAGCGCGAGGTGATGAAGTGGAAGTCAGGATTGATCACACGCAATGAAGCGCGTGCGGCAATGGGGATGGATCCGCATCCAGGAAGCGAGGGTGATGAGCTTGCACCACCGCAGATGCCGGGATTCGTGAAGGATGGAGCAGAAGCTGAGCTCAAGCAATTCGGGTATGCGTATAATCCAACGCAGAAAGATGCTGATGAGATCAGGCGCTGGTGGCGCGAGAATGTGCCGGATGAAGCTACAACGCTGCTTGATGCGAAGATTGAGAACTGAGCATGCCTCAAAGCAACTTCACCTGGGATCCTGAGCGCCGCGTCTATCGCGATAAGCGCGGGCGCATTGTGCCAGCGCGCAAACTGCGTGAGTGGCAGGAAGCAGCTGAGCGCGCGCACCGTGCAGATGTCATGGCATGTGGCGTCTCGCTCCTTGACTGGAAACGCGAGAATGACATTCGCCTTGTGGGTGCGGAGATCGAAATACCTGGGAGTATGACCGCAATCGTTGAAGCATTCGTGCCTGATGAATTTCAGGAAGATGTAGCGCGCATTGCAAAGCGCATTGGCAAGCTCGAGCCACGCGAGTGGCAGCGCGAGATGCAGCGCCTGATCAACGTATCGCACGAAGCGATGGCAGTCTTTGGTGCAGGCGGGTTTGCGCAGACTACAGTTTCGATCTGGACAAAGGTGCAGCAGGTGATTGCGCGTGAGACTGCATACGAGGTGCGAATGGCCGCGCAGATGGCAGCGGGACAGGTGAGCCCGGCTGAGATACTCAATCGCTCATCACAATATGCTGAGCAGATACATTCAACCTGGCAGAACACGATCGTGGTGCGTGACAAAGAGGCAGGGATGGAGCAGGGGCGGCGCTTCCTCGAGCCTGATGCTCGTCACTGTCAGGAGTGCTTTGATGAAGCGGCGCGTGGGTGGGTGCCGCTTGAGGATGTATTGCCGATTGGTGAGACGCCATGCGCTGGCAGGTGCCGCTGCACAATCGAAACGCGAAAGCCAGGGAGTGAGGAAGAGCGAGCTGCATGAGACACTGGTAGTCGAAGGGAGGTGATGCGATATGGCAAAGAAACCGTCTCAGAAGACACGCACGGTCGACAAGACAAAACCACCTAAGCGGACATCGAACATTCCGAAGCCGCTGCCTAAGAAGGCGAAGTAACTTCAAGTGGGAATGCTTCCTCCCGAACTAACCGCACTAGGAGGAAATGAGAATGCAACAGGAGAAAGATCCGAGAAACGACCCGAAGTACCCGAACGATCCAAAAAGCCCGCAACCGAACCCGGACGCTGAGAAAGCGCGACTGGAACGCGAACAGCGGGAGCGCGAGCAGCGCGAACGCGAACAGCGAAATCCGAAGCGTTGAAACGTAGCAAGTGAAAAACAAAGAGCAGCCTGAGACTATCCACTGCAACCAGTGCGGCGCACCTGCAGCCGTTGCAACTGGCCGCTTCCTTCGCCCTGTACTCGTGCTTTGCGGCGATTGCCGAACCCGCACGGCATGGCATCCCCAGACGAAACCACTTGACGAAAAGCGGCTGACGGGTGTAAAGCTCAAGGCGAACTAAATCAAGGCTGCCGACATATTCGGCAAAATGGTCAGATGAGCGCGACCAACTCTCTTCGAGTGAGCAGAAGAAAGTTGGTCGCGCTTTCACTTTTTCAGGACCACACATTGGATAAGCGCGAATTTTCCGCAGAATTCAAAGCATTCGGTGATGATGCCGGGCCGGGAACGTTTGAGGGGCTCGCGGCAGTCTTTGGCAATGTGGACCGCCAGGGTGAGCGCATCCTGCCTGGCGCATTCGCATTGACACTTGCTGATTTCGCGCTGCGTGGCTTCCTCACCAATGCGCACGATTGGCGTGAGCCGATTGGCACAATCGACAGCGCCGAAGAGTCAGCCAAGGGTCTGGTTGTGCGTGGCACATTCCATTCAACACCAAATGCACAGACTATGCGACAGCTTGTGCGTGAGCGGGCAGAGCGGGGCAAGCAGATCGCTATGTCGATCGGGTATGCCGTCAAGAGCGATGATTACCAGGATGGCGTGCGTTTGCTCAAAGAACTTGATCTGCACGAGGTTGCACTTGTGGCAGTGCCTGCAAACCCGCTTGCGCATATCACCAGCCTGAAAGCAGTCGAAACCGAAGATATTGAAGCACGCTGCATTGAGATGCGGCGTTTACAGTTAATCCGCCTCGCCCACAGCGCAGGCATCACCAAAGGAGAGTGACATGGCACTAGCCACTGAACTGGGCGAGCGGCTGAATGCGCTGCGCGATGATTTCGTAAAGGCAACAGCAATTGAGAAGCCAACAGCCGAGGACATCGAGAAGGCGCAGAAGATGCACGTTGATCTGAGCGCAATTGAGAAGCAGTTCGCCAGTGCAAGAGCGCTTGATCTGGCTGCGGAAGATCGCAAGGCTGCGCAGGAAGCCGAGAAGCAGCAGAAGGAAGAGCTCATGCCGGTGCCCTTTGGCGGCACTGATCGTGCGCTCAAGAATGGCGCTCAATTCGCGCAATCATCCACGAGCTCCACGAATGGATGGGGCATGAAGGCGGTGCCGTCAGAGCTTTTCGATAAGTGGCTCTATTCGCAGAAGCCCAAGACTGTGTTCGATGGATTCTTTGAATCGCAGCAGTATCAGGCAGCCGCAAAGTCGCATCACTTTCAGGGCATCCACTACACCGTTGAAATACCTGGCACGATCAAGGCTGCGGGCGATCCGATAACGTCAGCGCAGTTTGGACCGCGCACAACTGATCCAACCCTGTCGCCGCATTACAGCGCAATGGCGAATGTCTATGATCTTTTTCGGGTAGTTCCGGTGCAATCGGGCTCAGTGCGCTTCTTCCAGGCAACGATGCCGCTTGCGAATAATGCCGCATTCATCGCAGAAGGTGCGGCCAAGCCTGAAGTGCAGCCGCGCTGGGCGCCTGTTGATGCGCCAATTGAAACAGTGGCCGAATGGACTGCAGTTACGCTCCAGGCGCTTGATGATATCCCGCAATTGCGCGCAGTGCTCGAGGATGATTTGCGCAGGATGCTGCTTCTCAAGATTGACGAGAAGCTGATTTCAGGGTCGGGCACACCACCGGAAATACGCGGGATCCT